ATCAAGTTTCATCTGTCAAAAACGGAAAAATGATATTCGAAACTCAACTACCCCAACGCCGGAGTCAATACCGTCATTCCGAAGCCAAAAGGGGAGTTCGGTCTTCTTCCCCCCTGCACCCCCTATTATTCCCCCAATTCGATACAAGTATATCCCAAGTATACTCCAAGTAAGCTTCGTATAAGCTTCGTAGAGTAGAGAGAGTATATATATTATTATTTATTATTATATTATATATTACTTACAAGTATACTCCAAGTAACTATCAAGTATACTCCAAGTAAACTACAAGTATACTCGAAGAATACTACAAGTATACTCCAAGTATACACGAAGCTTACTCGAAGCTTATATCGAGTATACTCCAAGTATACTACAAGTAAACTGTATATTATTCGTGTATTACTGTATATTATTCAAGTATATTCGAGTACAAGTATACTACGGGTATATTCGGGTACAAGTATACAAGAAGTAATCAAGTATAGGGATTAGACCAAGAGGATATGTAGAGTATAACCTTCGCCCCGCCGTCGAGACGCTGCCGTTTTTCCGCTACCCCCCTACTACTACCAAGGCACTATAGGGAACAACGGAAACATTATACTACGCCGCCGCCAAATCAGCCCGGCCCCGCCAGCCCTGCGCCGCAGCCGCCGCCGTAATTGAAACAGTAATGACGCAGTAGGACAGCAAACCCGCACGGTTACTATGTCATAGTATAATAACCGATTATACTTTGCACCGAATTGACCGCTCCGAATTGACCGCTCCGCCGGAGACGCCGCCGGAGATCGTGCGCCCTGCTTCAATTACCTATTCGCCTAGTAGGTCAGTAGGTAATTTTTTTTGCGGAGAAGAGCGCGGCTATTTTGTGCGTTTTCCCCCCGTCCGTATCATATTAGATTACATCCAGTAAACATCCTCTCCGCCCGTCCGGCGAGATCTTCGCCGTTTTTGTGCATTCTGTGCAATGGGCACGACGAATCTTTATGCAACATTGCGTATTTACAAGCTGCGAGTGATTACGCTATGATATGAGCGTAAGGGATACGCAGGGCGTAACCGAAATACGACAGAAATGAGGTACATTACAATGACGAAAAAAGAGATTTACGCTTCCTATGATATCGAATACCAGGGCGGCAAAATCCGCTCGCCTTACGGATGGATCGCGCCGTTGCTTATTAATGGTAACGCCAAGCTTGGCAAGGGCGTTTACACCTGGTCGACGCTTCCCGGCACGGCGGAATATAGCGCGGTAGTCAACGGCGAGGCCGTGACGGTGCGCGGCACTTGCATTTGCAGCTGCTCCGGCTGCTACGCTCAAACCGGGTTTTATCGTATGCAAAGCACGGTCAACAGCCTCGCGGTCAAAACGCTCATCGCCTATAACCATATTGATTTTATGGTGAATGCAATCGAGGCACAGATAAAGGCCGATGACATTCGCTTCGTCCGCATTCACGCTTCCGGCGATTTTATGAGCGACGCCTATATTGCAATGTGGCGTGTTATCGCGATTGATAGCCCGGCTTGCACGTTTTGGTCGTATACCAAAAACGCCGCCGCCGAAAACGCTTTCGACGATCTCGATAACGTCAATATCGTAAAGTCTGTTATCCCCGGCTGCGGCTACAATTTCGGCACTTGTGATTATATCCTGGATACTTATAACAAGCTGTCCGCGCAGGGCGAGACGCCGTATATATGCCGTTGCGGCGTCGATGACAAACAGCATTGCAACAACTGCAAGGGCTGCAGCGTTAATAAATACGTTCTGTTTATCGAGCATAGCACGGCTTACAAGGCCGTTGATGACCCGGCGTATCCCCGCCTGCGCGATATCATCGAGAACCAGGCGAGCGCAGCTATAGCGTAATCAAGACTTATAAGCCATAAACAATATTTGATAGGCGCGGCGCGAGATCGCCGCGCCGGAAAGGAAAGTAACAAATGAAAAAGACTTTGAAAGACATTACCCTGGAATGCGGCGAGAACTACGCCGATCTTACGCCTGCAAGCCGCGCCGCGCTGCTGTCCGCGCTGCGCTCCGGCGAAGACTTTGACTCCGGCTATTTCGATTACTGCGAACTTTACGGTCGCGTACAGAAACACGGCGACGAGATAACCGTCGCTGTCGCCGTTGACGAATGGGACGGCGGCGAATGGATCGCGGATTTTATCACGGAGCGTCTGTCCTGGCTCGATGAGCGCGGCGTTTTGGAGCGCGACCCCGCGCTTTATGAAAAGCTTGTCGCCGGGATTGAAGACTTGTTTAGGGTGAATTATTGGCTCGATGAGCGCAGGCGTTATTATTGCGCGTCCGCCTTTTTCGCCGAAGAGGACATAGTCTTGGAGATAAGCCGCGCCCTTTCGATGATGGCGGCAAGATTTCGCACAGAAGAAGACGTGTTAAGCGCGATGATAGCCGGGGCCTATATGGCTGCCGTTGAAATGTGAGAAGGGAGTAATAACGATGACGATTTATATTGAAACTAGCTTTTATCACGGCGGATACATTATCGGCGACGATTGCGGCAATCGCGTTAAATATATCTACTACACAAAGCGCGACGCCCTGCGAAAATTCAAAGCGCAGTATGGATACACCGGGAAGCGCGGAATTGAAATAATCGATATGACTTGAGCCGAAACGGGGCGCAGCCCCGTCCGCGAGAGATGGCCTACTCGCGCCGATGATGGCAGGCCGATAATTTGAAAGAGAGGTATTTGACAATGGCAAAATATTATCTGTACACGCAGCATAGGCGTGGCGAAGAACCTCAAGCAGCGTTTGGCACCGGGAGTTATATGGCCCCGTTCCCGTTCGGCCTGCACAGCGTCAAACCCTTCAACTGCTACAAGTCATTCGTAAGGGCAGCAAAAACAGCGCAGGCCTGGAGTTATCTTGGCAAATATGAGTATGAGATAATCGAAGTTCCCAAATACGCGCTTGCTTTTGACGCCGCCGGAAGGGAGTATTGAACAATGCCTAAAACGACTACCGTCACCAAGATAAACGTGTTCGGAGCGCAGTTCAGCGTCACGTTTACGAAAAACACTAACAAAAATCCGTTTAAGCTGTATATGCACTATACGGATTATGACCCGGCAAAGGGGTATCCCGTCAACCACAAGAAGATGATCGCGGCTTACCAAAACTATGAGTCTTGTCTGTATCATCTGCTTGGGATGCGGCTTGAACAGTTCCGCCGCGACTACTTCCCGCTTGATTTAGCGTGAAAGGTTGTGATAGAATGAACCCAAAAAGGGGGCGCAAGAAGATGGCAGTATCCGAAGCGAAGAAAAAGGCTCACGCGAAATGGAATAGCGCGAACCGCGCCGCGATAACGGTTAACCTCTACCCCGGCAGGGGCGACCCGACAAAAGAGCAGATAGCCGCAGCCGCCGCCCGTGACGGATTAAGCGTGAACGCCTGGATAGTGGAATGTATCCGCGATAAACTGTAACGCCGCAGTTATGACGCAGTACCCCGCTCAATCCCGCACAGATAGGCAACTCGCATATACTTATATAGTAATCGACAAGAAAACCCCGCAAACACGCCGAAACACTTGATTTCGTGCGGTTTGCGGGGTTTTTGTGTGCCGTAATATTCTGTATTATTTTGTAGGTTTTACGGATTATTTGGACGCAGTAAATGACGCAGTTGATATTACATTACGCCGCGCTCCGCCGCTCTCATTTCAAGATACGCGCTGACTCTTTCGGCCTCTTGTTCGTGATGCGCCTTTCGCAGTTCCGTATAGACTTTAGCGACCACGTCCGGCGTGTCTCCCATCATCGCAGCCGCGCTCATTGAGTCGATGCCTGCTTCATAGCAAAGCGTTGCGAACGAGTGCCTAAACTGATGCGGCGTCGCCTTGATGCCGACGGCCTCGCAATAGCGTTTCCATCTCTGCTCAAACTTGTAGGACGTGAGATGCTTGCCGGCCTCGTCGCCGAATACAAGGCCGATACGATTTGCCGGCAGCGCGGCGGCGAGGGGCGCGAGGATAGGCACGTCGCGCCTGCCGTTCGCGCTCTTTAGAAAGTTATCCACGCTGACGGGAGCGGTTGTGTAGTTGACCTTTTTCGTAACGTGGATAACTCCCGCTCCGCGATCTATGTCCTGCCAAGTCAACGCCATCGCCTCGCCGCGCCTCATACCCGTATAGAGCAGGACTAATCCTAATAGATAATCATCGCCGCGATAAGCTTCGACCTTGCGCTCGTCTTCTTCCGTCAACGCGCTGCGTGTTGTCTTCGGGAGATTGCGCGAGCGGGTTACCTCTGTCGCGGGGCTTACGTCGATATCTCCCGCGAGGACGGCGAAGCTGAATACGGCCTTGATGACGTGCAGTATCGTCGCGACCGTCTCGCCGGAGTAACCCTGCGCCTCGCAATCGTTGACGAACCTTTTCACGTCGAGCGGCTTTATCTCCGTAGCGTACCGCTCCGACATCGGCGAGTCGAGCAGGAACTTTAGCGCGTACTTGTACGCCTTGACGGTGGCGGGGCGCAGTTCGCGTTCCTTACTTTCAAACCAGGCGTCCGCAATCGCGCCGACCTTGCGGCCTCTCTGCTTCTGTCCGCGATAGGCGAGAATCTTATCGTCTACGCCCTTGATGGTTTTGGAGCGAAAATAAACGCGCTTGCCGTCGATCATCCTGCTCGTCTCATAGAGTCCGTCTTTACGCTTTGAATACTTTGCCATTGTGTTGACCCCTTTCCGTAATTAGGATTGACAACGGCAGGCGCACCGCATATTATTAATACGGCACGACTTGCCATTGTGCCATCCCTTTTTCGCCCTCGCCGGAACTCCACTCCGGCGGGGGTATTTTAATATATTCAAAGTGGCGTTTATCGTACTCGCCGTTTGCTATGATAGCGCAGCAAAGGAGAGTGCCGAATGAACCGCTATGAATTCTTGATTAAAACCATTATTGACCATCCCGACCTTGCCGCGCCGCTTTTAATGCTTTTGCGGTGGTTGCGAGAACAGCGGCCTCCGCAGGCGTAAGCGTGGGAACGAGCGACAACAGATCGCGCTGCTCCGGCGTGAGTTCGCCGGGATGCGCTTCCATCAAGTCGGCAAGCGTACACCCGAACACCCGCGCCAGGATGGCGACCTTATCCATTCGCGGCGTCATCTCACCGCGCAGCCACGCGCTCACCGCGCTGTTGCTTGCCTTGGTTATCTTCGCAATGTCGGTTTGATTATATCCGTGTTCTGCCATTCTTCTGCGGAGATTGTCGGCGAACAGTTTCTTATCGTACTTATCCATCGGGAGAACCCCTTTCCGTGACAATAATATAATATGTGCAAGGCAAAGTCAACATTAAATTGAAAAAGTTTCATAAAAACTGTTGACATTTCGTCGCGATAGGTTTACAGTTAAACTGCAATTTATGTTAACGCCAACAGAAAGGAGAAAAGCTATGACGGACAAGAACAGAACCCTAAAAGTGGCGCGTGTGGCGGCGGGTTTAACGCAGCTTTCCGTTGCGAAAACCCTTGACGTTACGCCGACCACGATATGGGCGTGGGAAACCGGGAAGAAACTCCCCCGCCTTGAAACGGCGTTTCAGCTTGCCAGGCTTTACGGCAAGTCCGTAGACGATCTTTTTGGCTATCTAATTAAAGTTTAACTGCAAAGAAAGGGATGAAACAATGGCATACTCTTACAGCTTCAAGTCGTTCTACATCGAGGACATCCTGCGTATCGCGTGGGAACTGACCGACCTCTGCACCCCCGAGGGCGAGTGGTCCGGCGAAGAACTCCAGTATCTCGCCGCCGTACAGCGCGGCGTCCGTATGATGGCGGACAAACTCATAGACGAAATTGAAAAGAAGGATGAGGTAAAGTGATGAGAATATTCGGTATCATACTCGCGCTTGTGTGCGGAGTGTACACGGAGAGTTTCGCGGCGCGGGGCTTTTGGGGCATTCTGCTCTACATATTCCTTATAGGTATCGCGGTGTTGCTGACGAGCGACCTTCCCAAGCGGCTCGTCAAGAACGCGCAGGAGCGCAAGTCCTACGAAAGGAGACGGGCGAATTGGTAAGTGCGTATGAAGAGGTGTACCGTGACATCCTGCGCTCGTTCAACGGAAAGCGTCTGCTGACCATCGCCGACGTGAGCAGATACACGGGCATCAAGGACTACCGCTCGATTCGGAAGCACTTTCCGTTTGGCGCGAAGAACGTGATAGGCATCGTGCCGTTCGCCAGAGTGATGGCGGGAGAGGAGAACTGATGGATTACGAACCGACTACGATAACGCAGCACGACCGCTACCTCTGTGACGATTGCGGCGCGAGCCTCTGCGGCAGCGACCTCGTCCATCATCGGTGGATCGAGTGGACTCCGGGCGGCATGATGCCCTGCGGAGATTACACTTGCCCCGCCTGCGGGAGCGACTTGGTGGTCGAGGCGCACGAATGCAACAACGAGGAGTGCGACCGCCACGCCCGTGAGGGGGATATCCTCTGCGAGGAATGCTATGACGCGCTCGTCAAGAAATACCTCGCGTTCGTCAACGGCCTCACGCCTGCGGAGCAGGCCCAGGTCGATGCTTGGATGGAAGACCATCATTTGATGGATATGGCAGACAGATTACGAAAGAGTGGTGAATGGCTTGACTCTCGACTTTGAGCCTGCGACCCACACTTACACGGTAGACGGCAAGGCCGTTCCGTCCGTCACGCAGATAGTCGCCCCGCTTGGGCAGGACTACGACGAGCCGGACGAGATGACGGAGATAGCCATCGACTACGCCGCAGAACGCGGCACGATAATGCACGAATACATCGCGCATCGTTTGGGCGGCGGCGAGCCGGACGTGTTCGAGATCCCCGACGAGTACGCCGACTACGCTGACGGCGTGGAGCAATTCCTTGCGGAGCATAGCGTTGTGCCGTTCGCCGTGGAGACGCCGATAACGAACGCGCCGATGGTAGGACTTGAGGAATACTACGTTGCGGGTACGCCCGACCTCGTCTGCGAGTTCGACGGGCGGCTTGCGATACTTGACTACAAGTTCGTGAGCAGCGTGGCAAAGAGCAAAGTGTGCGCTCAACTGGGCGGCTATCTCAAGCTTTGCGAATGCAACGCGGTTTATCCCGAAGCACTATACGCGGTGCAGTTCAAGCGCGGCGACTACCGTCTCTACCCCGTGAACGAGGCGGACGCGGTGAGAATGTGGAACGCCGCGCTCAATCTATATTACGAAAAGACGTTCAAACACGCGAGGGGAAGGATAGGTAAATGAGCGAGTGGCGAGACGTTCCCGGCTATGAGGGCCTCTATATCATCAGCGACGATGGTACGCTGATAAGTTACGCTCGCGGTTTGACGCACCCAACCCTCGACAAGGACGGATATTATCACACCGCGCTATGCAAGGGCGGGCAGATGAAATACTTGCGTATCCATCGGCTTGTCGCGCAGGCGTTTATCCCGAACCCCGAAAACAAGCCGACCGTCAACCACATCAACGAGATTAAAACCGACAACCGGGTGGAGAACCTTGAGTGGGCGACCGTTGCGGAACAGAACGCGCACGGAACACGGACGGCGAGGGCGGCCTTGCATCACAGAGGCGGCGCACCGAAAAAGCCCGTGCTTATGTACGACAAGAGTAACGTGTTTATAAGGCGGTACGACGCGATAAGGACGGCAGCCGTTGCCCTAAACATTTCAAAGCACAACATCAGCTTGTGCTGTAAAGGCCGCGCAAAAAGCGCAGGCGGATATATATGGAGGTATGCATAAATGAGTATATACGGAAAGTTCCTTGAAATTCAGCGGAGCATAGACCGCATCCTCAAGGACGGCGAAAACAAGAACGACAAGTACGACTACGTCAGCGGGAGCAAGGTGTTGTCGATAATCCGCCCGATGATGAACGACCTGGGCCTGCTGCTCATCCCGCGCATCGTGAACACGAACATCATCGAGGGGCAGACGCGCTCCGGCACCGCTCGCTTCGTGGTAGAGCTGACTTGCGAGATGGTGTGGATAGAGGTAGAGAGCGGAGAGCAGCTTACCATTCCGTTCTACGCGAACGGCTCCGACCTCGGCAGCGCGGAACGCGCCGTCGGCAAGGCTCTCACCTATAGCGAAAAATACCACTTGCTGAAACTGTTCCACATCCCGACCGACAAGGATGACCCCGACAACGACGGGCGCACGAAGCAGGGCGAACTCAAGCAGAAGGGTACTGCGGCGGCGAAGGAAACGACCGCCTATATGCGCGAGGCCGTACCCGCTATGCTCATCGAAATGTGCGAGGGCGACGCAGAAAAGATAAAGGCCGCGCTCGTTCACTACACGAAGAACGACTCACGCGGGTACAAGGGCGCGGAGAACGTCGGCGACATCAGCGACGCCGCGCTGCCCGTGGTCTACGGCAAGATAAGCAAAGAGTACGTCAAGCGTACCGGGCATAAATGGGGGGCAGAAGGGTGAGCATCAGCATCGCAATGTGGATCTGGCTTGGCATATTGGCGGCGTTAAGCATTGGCGGGGTCGTGTGGTTCGCGATTGCCCTTATACGAGAATCATGGGCGTTGTTCTTTACCGTCTTTGCCATACCCATCTTGGTGGGCATCACGCTCGCCATCCCTTTTATCTCACTGTGGGTACAATGAAGATTGGACTTATAGACGTCGATGGGCATAACTTTCCGAACCTCGCGCTGATGAGGATCGCCGCGTATCACAAGGCGCAGGGTGACTCCGTGGAGTGGTGGTGGGGTTTCGACCATTACGACATTGTATATATGTCAAAGGTCTTCAGCGACGCTTACTCGCCCGATGTAGAAGAACCGCTCAATGCCGACAAGGTAATAAAAGGCGGCACGGGTTACTGCATCACTACCGATGGTGGGCGGGAGACGTTCGACCCCGCGAAGAACATCGCGCTCCCCGCAGAGGTCGAGCAGATGAAACCCGACTACTCCATTTACCCGCAATACGATTTTGCGGTGGCGATGACGAGCCGGGGATGCCCACGGGGGTGTGGATTCTGCCACGTCGGTGCGAAGGAAGGAAGAGCGTCTGTCAAAGTCGCGGACGTAACCGACTTTTGGACGGGGCAAAAGCGCATCGAAGTCCTTGACCCCAACATCACGGCCTGCCGCGATAAGCGTGACCTCTTCGCACAGTATAAGGCGACCGGGGCGCAGATAGTATTTAATCAAGGACTTGATATCCGGCTCATCAACGACGATGACATAGCCGACCTTAATGAGATGAAAGTCGGCGAGATACATTTTGCGTGGGATGACCCGCACGATGACCTCGTCAAACAATTTAAGTCGTTCGCAGACGGTTACCGCAGAGCGCACAAGGGTATGGTGTATATCCTCACAAATTACAACAGCACGATGGAAGAGAACCTATACCGCATATATACGACCTTTCAGCTTGGCTATGACCCATATGTGATGATCTATGACAAACCCCACGCCCCTAAAGAGATACGCCGTCTGCAACGATGGTGTAACAACAAGTGGATTTTTAAGTCCACACCAAACTTTAAGAATTATTAGGAGAGCAACATATGATTTGCAAGAAGATCGGTGAAGACTATTTCAACGGCAGCGCGAGGAACGTATGGCTCGTTTACGGCATCGCGACCCGCGACGCGGAGAGCCGCAGCACGGCGAACGGCAAGGACTACGCCACGCTCAACCTCGCCCTGGGGCAGGACGAGAAGGGGGAGCAGCAATACCTCTCCTGCACGGCGTGGCGCGACAGAGCGAAGGAACTCCTCAACGTGAAGAAGCGCGACGCCGTCCTCGCCATCGGCGTGATGAGTACGCGGCAGAGCGGCGACAAGACCTATACCAACTATGAGGTGCTGTGGTTCGGCGTGAGCGGCGGCGCGGTGGCGGGTGACTACTCGTCCATTCCGCCTGCCGACGTGGGCGTACCCGTCTTCGCGGAAGATGACGGCGATGATGACGGCGAGTTGCCCTTTTGAGGCCGCGCCGTGGACGCCGTTCGTCGCCACGGCATTCAAAGAGCCGACCCACGCGCAGGAGATGGCATACCTCAAGCGGGAACTCAATCGCGTGTTGAAGCTTCCGCTTTGCGGAGAAGAACCCGTCGGCAGATGCTACGACCCCAACGACGAGCATTGCCGCAAGTGTAAAACGAAAGGAAAGTGGTCGAGTGAAAACGCCGGAGCGTGAACTGCAGCGCAGCAAAGACTACCGCAAGGCACACCCCGACAAGTGCCGCGACCTTACACGGACGTGGCGCGACCGTCACCCCGAATTGCTCAAAAAGTACCAACGCAAGCACTACATTAAATACAACGACAGATACTGCGCCAACGCGAGGGAGAAATACCGCAAGAACAAGGCCGCGAACGCGGACGCCGCCGCCCTGCTCCGGGCAAGGCGCACCGCGCTCGGCATCTCGCAGTACGAAGCCGCCGACCGACTCGGCGTACCCCGCTCGACCTTCGGGCATTGGGAACTCGGTGCGCTCGCATACGACCCGCGCCGCCTCGACCCTCTGCTCGGCGCAGGATGGGAGAAGGAGTCAAGCAGATGATCAATCACACGACACGCGATACGCGCTCCGCTTCGATTTGTTGGCGTTGCGCGAAGGCGGCAGGCGGCTGCGCCTGGTCGCGAATCGGCGAGCCGATAGACGGGTGGAAGGCGAGCCTGCGCCCCGTCCGCGTAGAGCCGGGCAGATACACCGACAGTTATGAGGTCTTCGCCTGCCCGGAGTTCGAGTATGAAGAGGCACATAGCTTCACGAACCTCGACCCCGACGGCATACACGCCCTCGCGGTGGGCGTACTTACCCGCGCCATACGCGACCGAAGGGAACTCAAGGAGAAGATGGAGAAGGCAGACGGCAAGCCGAAAGCAAAGTCGTTCCGCGCGTCCATCGCGCATCTCGACAAGGTCTTCAGCGACGATTGCCTATGGATGCAGCTTGCGGGTCTTGACGGACGCGGCCTCGACCTCGCCGTCACGCAGAACGCGCCGCCGAAGAAGACCGCTCCGCGCAGAGAAGAGTTCAAGGCGGCGAAGGGTTGCGACGGCTGCACTTACTGGCGGTCGATAGCCGACGGCGTGAGGTGCTGCCATTACTACCTCGATACGGATATCCGTCGTCCGTGCGCCCCTGGGCGCAACTGCATAGTGCGGGTAAATAAGAAGAAGGTGAACGAATGATGGCTAACAACCGAATATGGCTAAAGTGCCTTAACTGCGGTGAGAAACTATACCTCGGCAAGCGTATGGGTGACGCGCAGTACTGGTGGTATGACTACGGCGATGGCGAACTCGGCAGGCAACTCAATGATTTCTATAAGAAGCACGCGGATTGTGTATATCGTGAGAATGGCGTGATTGACAACTATACGATTGAGTTTGAGTTCCCGACCAACGCCAACAAGATACGCGCTATGACGGACGAGGAACTGTACGGCAAGGGCAGCGCGGTGTGGGCGAGCGAGGTCGAGCCGTTCCCAATCGCGGTAACGAAAGAGAGGTTTCCCGATGCGCCGTAACAAGCTGAACGCACACAAGACCGTCGTTGACGGCGTGGAGTTCGACTCCAAGAAAGAGGCCGCACGATGGGTCGAACTCCGGCAACTCGAAGCTGACGGCAAGATACGCGGCCTTGAGCGGCAAGTGCCGTTCGAGATATTGCCGAAGCAGAAACGCGCAGACGGCAAGACGGAGAGAGCCGTAACCTATCGAGCGGATTTTATGTACACGGACGAGAACAACCAACTGGTAGTAGAGGATGTAAAAGGATACAGAGGCGGCGCGGCCTATGCCGTGTTCGTACTCAAGCGCAAGCTGATGCTTTACCGCTTCGGCTTATCAGTAAAGGAGATTTGAATGATAGACGATTTTACGATGATTACGCATCAGTTCCCCGACACCATCAAGATAATCCCCGTCGCCGACGTACATCTTGGCGCGATAGAACACGACCAAAAGGCGTGGGAGTCGTTCCTGCAATCCGTGCTTGCCGAACCGAACATTTACATTTGCCTCTTGGGCGACCTCTTGAACAACTCGATCCGTGGCGCAGGATTTGCGAACCCCTTCGACGAGGTCATTAGGCCGATGGCCGCGAAGAAGATGATGGTCGAGTATCTCACCCCCATCCGCGACCGCATCCTCTGCTGCTGCGACGGCAACCACGAATACCGCACAACGCGGGAAACCGACCAAAGCTTATCGTTCGACATTATGGCAAAACTCGACCTCGAAGACCTCTATCGGGAGAACCAGGTCTTTATGAAGATAAGCATCGGCAGGCGCGGGAAGGGCAAGGCGGAGCAGCCCGGCACGTCGTATATGTTCGTGATGACCCACGGCACGGGCGGCGGCGTCCTGCCCGGTTCGACCGCCAACCGCAACGAGAGGTCGGCGTACATCTATGAGGGCATCGATTGCCTTGTCGCCGCGCACACTCATCGAGGGATGCTGACGCGCCCCGACAAGATAGTGCTTGACCCGCGCAACAACAGAGTCACTCTCCGCTCCTGCCTCGTCGCGAGCGCGGAGTCGTGGCTGACCTACGGCGGGTATGCGGCGAGGAAGATGCTCCTGCCGAACGAACACGGCAAGCCGTTCGTGATGACGCTTGCCGATACCCGTGGCGAAGCCAAACGAATCGAGGTGACTTGGTAATGGAACGATCCCGTCTTGAGCGAATTCTGACAGCCGCCGACATAATGTACGCGTACACCCGCTTGACCAAAGACCTTGCGCGGGATGCAAGCGAGGACGCGCCGTTCGTCGCAGGGCAGATAGTCGGCGCGGAGCGGCTGATGAGGATAATGTTGGAGATGCTTGTGGAGAACGAGGTGAGCGACGATGGCTGAATACATAGACCGCGACCTTGCGCTTTCGTTCCCTTTTGGGCGCGGGGAGTACGACCACGAACACGCCGACCCGCATTTCATAAACGGGTGCGAAACGTATCGAGAGTGGCTTGAACAAATCCCCGCCGCCGATGTTGCGCCCGTCGCACACGCGCATTGGCGCGAAGAAAATCGTCTACCGCGCTCCTCAAAATTCTATTGCACGGCTTGTCACAGAACAGCTTATGACCCGCAGCCGACAAGGCTTGCGGAATACACGAAGCGTTGCAGATATGCGTATTGCCCGAACTGTGGGGCGGTTATGGACGAAAGGAGCGAGGACAATGGCTGTTAAATCCCGTGTTTACGACGTCAAATTCAGCGACGGCTACGAACTGATATATCGGCCCGTTGCGGGCGCGATGACAATTTTTCTGCCCAATCCGTGCGAGCGGGCAATCAACGGACTGACCCGAAGCGACCTTGAGAACATACTTGAGGTCGTGAAAGAACTTTGCGAAAGGGAGCAACACAAGCTACGCAAAAACATTCAGCTTGAATATATCGCGGCGTTCTCGCGTTGGCTTGCCAACGAGCCGCCGTACTGGGCGCTGCTTCGGAGAAAGCGCTGGAAGGCTGCACGTCCGGTGTGCCGCCACCTTAAGGAACAGGAGGCCGAGGAATGAGTGAATACATATCCCGCGAAGCGGCAAAACAGTTTATCTGTCGGCTTTGCGATTTGCCCAACTGCAAAGGAAATTGCAACACGCTCCTCATTTTTGACGTTCTAATCCCTGCCGCCGATGTCGCGCCGATTACGAAAAGCCGCATCGTGATAAACAACGGACGGAATGTGTGCTTCGATTGTTGCGGCGAGGTCAGCAGAGATTTTAAGTTTTGCCCGTGGTGTGGAGCAATACTGAACGAGGTGGTGAAGCAGAAATGACCGCGACCCAGGCTATACGCGCCAAGTGCATCGAGTGCAACTGCGGCAACAAGGCAGAGGTGAGACGGTGCGTCATCCCCGATTGTCCGCTCTATCCGTTCCGTATGGGGCATAACCCTAACTACAAGCGCAAAGGCAAGGCTCTCGCGTTGGAAAGTGCCACATTTACCGCGCAAGAAAACTTGCAAGGGGATGAGTAGTATAATCACCCTACCGAGGACATACATTATAAAATGCCGTTATTGCACGGCAGAAAAGAGGCAAATATGGAACGATGCAAGCATCCCGACGGAGTGACGATTAAGCCGGACGGAATCCACGAACTCGACCCGTGCGTTTATGAAGAGGAAATGGTAGTGCCGAACGTGACCGTGCGAGTGCTGCGGTGCGTCAAGTGCGGTCACGTCGAGATCGAATGGGAGCGGGGTGAAGACGATGCTTAAAGGAGATTGCAACAAGTGCCTGCACGGCAATGAACCCGAAGATAGCGAGGTCTGTGTTCGCTGCGGCATAGCGCGAAAGAACTACACGCCGATAACGGCTGTGGGTAAGTATGGTGACATCTGCGACAAGTGCGTTCACGAGGAGTACTGTGACATAGCCACATTCGGGGGTCACTACCCGAAGATTACAGCGTGTTATAAGTACGCCGAGCGGCAAAAGATGGACGAAAGGAGCGAGCGCGAATGAACAATAGAACAAGGGCGGAAGACCGATGGTCTTCCGCCCTCTCTTTATGCCCCGCTCACTTGACCTTGCCGAGCAGGGTGCTGACAATGTTGCCGCGACTTGTGGAGTATATCCACTTATCGACCGCGTTCTTGCCGAGAAACTTGTATTTGGCGTACTGATACGCGTAGTTCTGCAAGTAGCCGAGGACTTTCGCTTTCTGCTCATCCGTGAGCCGCTTGTAGTTTGGGTTCTTGGCGAGATCGTCGGCGACATCCCAGTAGAGGTCGCTATAGGTCTGCTGAAACTCCTGCCGCTCGTCGTAGGACAGTTCGCGTGTGGTCTTCTCGCCCTTGTAAGTGTACTCCAGTTTCGACGGCTGCCTCGTCTTCGGGTAGAACGACGCGTCTCCCGTCGCGTTCCGTACACGCTCCAGTTCCGCGCTTGCTTCCGTCTGCGAGAAGCGGTTCGTGCCGAGCGGGTTGAGCATAGCGTTGAGCAATCTCTGCGCCGTGTTGCCGGGGTTCTCAAGCGGTTCGCCCGTGACGGCGGTCTTCGTCGGCAGCGTTTCGCGCACTCCGGGGATGCGGCTCTTGAGAAAGTCGAACGATTCTCCCGCCGCGCTCTTGATGGCGTTCACAAGCGTATCGCCGTCCACGTCGCGGGTATAGAGGTCGCGCTGCTTGTCGTCGATGCCCTTGGCAAAGGCGGCGAGGATGTTCGGCGTTGCCGAGGAGACGCCCGTCTTGCCGAGGGATTTGAGCGCGGCTTCGTACCACTTGTCGCCATAGTTCGTGGAGTCGAGGAAATTCCCTACGCTTTGGAACACGGGCATATCGCTGATGTTGTTGCCGAAGCTTTCGAGTATTGCCTGCCCCGCGCCGCCGACATAGCTGACGAGGTCTTCCGCGCCCGTGGTATCCTCGTTGAGCATAAGCGCGAGATCCGTGAAGAAATTGAACGGCTCAAAGCGGGAAAGGTCGTAGAGTCGGTCGCCATCCTGCCATTCCGCGTTGCCGCCCTTGATGAGTCTGCCGAGCGCGGACATATTTATCTGCGTTCCGTAACGCCCCTGCGCCTTGTTGAGTGCGGTCGCTTCCTTATCGTCCTCTTTGGCGCGGCGGATTATTCCTGCCGACGCGAGGCTCATCAGCGCAAGCGTGAGAAGCGTACCCGTGAATCCTCTGCCGAGGTTCTGCACGACCCGCCTCTGCTGCTCTGCCGTCGTTCTTGCGCTCCCGGTCAGTTCAGCGCGTATCTCTTTGTAACCGAGTTCGATAAGCTGACCGATGCCCGTGAGTAGTTTGGCGGGGGAGTAGTCGAGCGCAACGCCGACGAGGTTACCGCCTATCTTGGAGAACGGCGCAACAAAGTCGCCGAGGCCGAAGTCCGCAGGCTTGAGGTTCTTCCAGCTGACTCCGTTCCGCATCTGCTCGATGGTCGAGTAACTGATGAGGTTGAACACGTCGTGCAGACCCTTCGTCAAGCCGCTCATTATGCGCTCGTTTTGGAACGTGCGGTACTTGGCGAGATCGTTTTGATAATCTTCTGCGTAGTTCTCGTTCTCGCTCCGTATGCGCCCCTGCTCTGCAAGGCGGTTGATGCTCCGCGCCGTTGAACCACGGGTCGCCGCCTTGGCGACCTCGTCCGGCGTAATGAGAGTAAAGTTGGAGTTGCGCTCCCATATGGACATAGCCTTTTCCGCGAAGTTGCCGCTTGCGCGGAAGTTGCGAGTGCCAGTTGGGTTGTACTTGCCCTCGCCGCCCATATCTATATCGAGCGCGATCTCCGCGATGCTCTTCGCCGCAGCCGTGCGCATCTCGTTGAGCATATCCTTCGATACGGCATCTTCCCACGCTACGCTGCGGGTACCCGTCACGTTCTCAAGGATGGCGTCAACAAGTGCCGAGCCGCGCATAGCGAGTTTGTCGAGCAGATAGAACGCGGAGTTCGAGAGGACGTTCGTCGCGGCGGTCTTCGGGTTGGAGAGCATATTTAAGACCTGAACGGTCTTCACTCTCTGCAGCGCACCGACGGGCGTGGTGTCGAACGCGAGCATAGACGCCGAGGAAAACGCCGCCTGCTTGACCTGGTCGAGCGTGAGGAGTTTAAGGTTTTCCCTCACGATTTTCTCCATCACGGGGTTCGTCACAGTACCGCGCCTATTGCCGATACGAAGGATTATATCGATGAGGTCGCCCTGCGTCTGTGCGCCGCGTATCTCGTCCATATAATTCTGTATCTCATCGACAAGGTTGCTTTTCTCCTCGTCGGTGAGTTTGTCGTTCTGCTTCACGGCCTCTATCGCGCCGAGTTCCGTGCGTAGGCCGTTCTCGTTGCCGACGCCCGACCAATCGTTGAGGACGTTCATTCCACGCGCTCCGGCGCGTACTCTGTCCTGCACGATGCTCTGCCAGTTGGTGTACGCCTGCCGGGCAGCCTTGGCCTGCTCCTTCGTTCCGCTGACTCTCGCTTCGAGAGACTTGGCGAGAAGATGGTCTTCGATTATCTTCGCCATATTCGTCATCACGTCGTTCCAGGCGGGGAAAGCGCGAAGGTCGTTCATCACGTCCTGCGTGTACTGCGGGTCAAGATCGCCGAGGAATACCTCTTTGCCGTCCTGCACGACGAACAGTTCGTCTCTCGCTCTCGCCATCGACTCCTCGCGGGAGCGCGTCTCATAGGTGAACGCCTGGCGGTAGGCGTAACGGGCAGGACTCCCTTCACGCGCCGCGCCTTTCTCGTTGGAGTATCGGTCGGTCGTGTAGTACTGCCGCGATACTTTCTGTTCGTGCGGCATATCGGCGTAGTTGTACCCGGTCTGCGCCGCGCCGATGGTATTGTTCTGCGCTCCAGTTAAAGCCGAGGTCAGCACGTCGTTGGGCATTGTCGCGCCCATAGCCTTCGCCGCCTGCACGACCTTGACGAGCGGGTCTGCGCTCTCATAAGAGCCGCGCATCTCTTCCATCTCGCCCGTTTCGGGATTCTCCACGACCGCGTTCCAAGTGCCGTTGTCGTTGTCCGTGACGGAGTAATTCACCCCGCCGACCTCACCCGCTTCGGGGTCGAGCGTCGCGGCTATCTGTTCGTCGGTCTGCTCCGTCGCGGCGGCGTTATTCGGCACACTTGCCGCAGGAGGCTCTGTACGCCCCTCTGCTGCGTTTTCGGTTTCTGCCGTATCATTTGTCATCTGCGGGGCAATCTGCGTAGAGGGGGCGTTTGGCGCGTTAGGAGAGGTGGTCTGCTCCGTCTGCGCGTTCTGCCGCGCCATATACTCGCTGCCGAACTCGCCGTAACCCGCGTTGCGGAGTTTCTGCATATCGTTCTCTGCGGCGCGGCGGCTTATCCCGCTAAACGCGCTCTGTATGGCACGACCGCCGCCCGACATCAGCATACCGCTTATTGCGCCGGAGAGTGCTTCCATACCCGCTTCGCCAAAATCCTCGCCCCACGCTTTACGGACGGCGTCCTTCTCGCTCATACCGCTTGCGACGAGTTCGCGGACGCGCTTGTAGTGTTCGCTGTCCATTCCCGCGATTATCATATCGGCGAGGTTGTCGAGCGTAGAGCCGAGGAACTCTTCGCTTCCTTCGGCGAGCGTCTGCCGCAGTATCTCCTTGAGCGCGTTGCTGCCCTTGAGTGCGTTGGTGTAGAGGTTGTCGAAGCCTATCTTCTCCGTGACGGCCTCTATCGCGCCCGTCGCAGTACCGAGGGCAAACGCCTGCGCGTCGGTAAGGCCTCTGTCCTTTGCCGCAATGACGGCGTCGGCGGCAGCACCCATACCCATAATGGCGAGCATCGCGCCCTCGCCTGCCGGGCCTCCCGTGATGAACATCTGCCAAAGGTTGTCCGCCATCGACATCGCGGTGTTATAGGCGAACGAACCCGGCTTGCCCCAGTTGCGCTCGACCTCACGGGCGACCGTGCCGCGCATCGCGCTATTCATATAGGAGTACGCGCTGCCTGCGGCGTTTTGGTCTATCTTGCCCGTGGAAGCGAGTTCGCCGAGCTGACTTGCGTAGGACGCGGCCTTGAGCGGGGAAGCGACTACCGTGCCGAGAGAGGCGAGAATGGGATGCTCCTTCGCGTACTGTCGCGCTTCTTCTTCCTTTGCGGCTCGCATCCTTGCATTGAGGGTGGGGAGTATCTCGTTGAGATACTTGCCACTCTCGCCGTGGGTTTCGGGGTCATCGCGCACAAGGCTGTCCGCGCTCTGCATATCGCGGTTATAGAGGTAGTTGTATATCTTGCGCTCCTCGTCCGTGATATAGCGAAGCCCGTCGTACTTGCCGTTGTCGTTTGTTATGCGGTTGTACTGATTGACGGCGGTTTGGTTGCCGTTTACCGCCTCATACAGAACGTCCTTCTCGTTGTATATGCCCTCGCCCGAAGGGTCGCGGACGGCGTTGGTACTTACCCGTTCGTGCGGAACATACTGCGAGTTTTGCTCAAAGTCCGGCAGGCGCATAAGGTTCGAGTAGCGGGTTTCGTTCTGCCTTGCGGTGAGGTCGGCCTCAAGCTGACGAATCTGCCGTTCGTAGTTGTCGAGTATCTCGTCACGTCTGGCGAGTTTCTCCGACGTATCGACGATGAGGTCATCGGGATTTGTCGAGGCGAAGATGCGCTTCGTTTCCTCATACTGACGCTTCAGTTCGTCAAGCTGATACGCCGCTTCGGTCGGGTCGAGGTTCTCGCGCCTCTGTTGCTGCTCGATTGCCGCCGCGTTCGCCGCCTTGTCTGCGCGGTACTCATCGTCGCTGACGTAGTCGCGAAGCTTCTTCGCGTACTCTTCCGCGCCCACAAGGTACTCCTGCGCGGCGCGGGTCTGCGCGGTGTTGATGTTCCCCGGCACGGCCTTGAGTGCTTCCTTGGTGGCGTCGATGTTGGCCTGCACGGCGGCGAGTTCCTGCCCACGCTCGCTGTTGACGGGTACGCCGAGTTGCTGACTCGCCTGCATATCCTTGGCGTACTGTATCGCGCCCTGCATCGTGCCGCCGTACATATTCGGGTTGGCCTGCTGAAGCTTCTTCATCGAGGCGACGAGCGGATCGTCGAGCGGGTTCGCGGGTTTCGGCTCCGGCGTGACGGTAGGGTTGTCTGCCGCGAGCCGCTCAAGATACGGGTCGGCAAACTGATGCTCTTTCGGAGCGAGCGCGTCTATCTCCTGCTGCGTGTACGCCGTCTCGTCAGCCTTCATCGGCGTACTCTTTATTATGTTTGCGAGTACATCAAAAGGCATATTCTGCCTCCTTTACTTTCGCCAAGTGTAAGTGATGCGTCCGCTCCCGTCCGTGCCTCTCACGACAAGCCCTCGCGAAACGAGGTCATCAAGCTGTGCGGGGGTATAGTACTGATTTCCGCCGCCGTAAGGATTCGCGCCCTGCACCTCGATGACATACTCGCCGTTGGCGTTTCTTCCCGCCTGGTTCGCCATACCGAAACGCAGTTCCCATTCGGTGAGCGCGGGGGGTTCTTCTGCCGTGGGTGCGGTCGGCTCTGTGGGTGCCTGCCCAAAGTAGTACTCATAAGCGGCGCGGGTGGTATCGTTGATGACGCCTGCCGCTATAGCATCCCTTGCCTGCGCCGCCGTGAGAAGCGGCTTGTACTCGTCTTCGGTCGCGGTCTTCGTAGAGCCGCCCGAACTCCTATAGCCGCCGCCGCTCGATGCCGTGGTGGTCTTCGCCGCGTTCAGCGCGTCCTGCCGCTCAAGACCCTGCACCCTTATCATCTCTTGATAGAGTGCGCTCGCGAGGTCTTGGTCGTTCTTTGCCTTTGCCTGCGCGATAGCCTGCTCATACTGGCTCTGCGCGTTCGCCCTCTGCATCTCGATGTCGCGGCGGGCATCCTCTTCAGCCGAGCCGAGTCGGGCGAGTTCGCCCGTGTATGCGGCAGAGCGGACGAGGTCTGCCTGCCCCGCCGTGCCGGAGTTGAGTCCGCTTGCGGCGGCTCTCTCGTCAAAGTTGCGACGGGCGATGGCGTCCTGCGCGGCACTTTGATTGCGGAGTCCGTAGTACTGTTTCTCGATGTTCTTGAGTTCGTTGTCGTAGCCGCGCATACTCTGCTGATACGCGCCGCGAAGACCCGCGAGTTCGTTCTCGATCCTCGCCGCAGCCTGCTGACGAAGGTACTCGCTCAAGTCGTAGTCGCCGCTATATGCGGGAGTTTCCGTGGTAGTGGTGGTCGAGCCGTAGTACCCGCCGCCCCCGCCGCCATTGCCGTTGCCGTTCCCGCTCCCGTAGAGCGCGTCGGCATAGTCCTTGGTCGGCGTGACCGCAGACGGAGTATTGTACGCGCTCGTCGTGTTCGGGTTTTGGTCTACGGCGTTGCGGTACGGATTGCTGCCGCTACCCGTGTCGGTGTATTCGCCGACGGTGTTCATCGCGTTAAGGCCCTGGTTCGCGGGATAGGTGCGGGAGTTGGCAGGGTAGCGCGGGTCATCCGTGCGACCGCCGTTCACCGCGATAGGGTCTATCGGTGTTGCTTTCGGTGCAGGCATTACTCATTCTCCTTTCCGTGGAGTCGGTAGAGCATCTCGATGACGCTCTGCTTTGTCATCGGCTCGCCGGGGTCGTAGTCGGCTTCGACTATGCCGCGCTCGACCGCCCACGCTTCGGCGAGGTCGCCCTCCGTGGGTTCGGGTTCGTCGGCGAGGTGGTTAAGACCGACGCTGCGTATCAGCGCGGGATAGTCGCGGTAGGCTTCGCTTGTGTCTATGCCGCCGCCGATGCCGTCCACATATGTGCCGCCGTACTGCCACATCCCGCAGGGGCGTGAAGGCGAGGTCGTGGCGGGTGTTCCGTTCCAATGCGCGAGCCATAGGTCGTATGCGGCGACATCGGTCATCAGCGAGTTGAGGATGTCGGGGTTGGAGTAGTTCATCGCGTAGTACCCGTCGTTCTCTATCGTGGAGCAGAACGCCTTCACGATTGAATTGATGAGGTCGGGCGTGGGCGTGACTCCGTGACGGAGCATATAGCTGCGCGAGTCGTACTCCCAATCGAACGCTATCGGGAGTTCAAGCTTGTACGGCTGAACCGCCTTGAGCGCGGCGAACGCTTCGTTCCTCGCCATCTGCGCGTTGTACGCGTAGGAGAACCAATAGATCCCTGCGGGGATGCCGAGCCGATTGCATTCGCTGATGTTGCGGACGAACTGCGCGTCGATGTTGTTCTGTCCGTAGCCGGCGCGAATCATTACTCCCGCGACATCGGTCTTCTTGACCCGTTCCCAATCGATAACGCCTTGGAAGGTGCTGACATCGATTATCTTCATACCTTCTCGTTCATCTCCTTGACCGCGTTCCACAAAGCGCAGATGCCTGCCGTAAGGCAATCACCGATGATGAGAGCCGGGGTGAAGATGCTGCCGAGCCAAGGCAGCACCTCGCACCAAGTGGCAGGCGGGGTATTGAGCGCGATGATGAGCGCGGGTATGAGAGTGCCGAGGAACGCCTGCACGAAGGTCTTGATGGTTCGTATCGCCCAATCGGGCATCGGTCGTTTATCTGTCATTTCTGTCCTCCAATTTCGTGATGCGCGTTTCGTGGTCGTTGAGTTTTTCCGTGTTCTTCTCGACCATACCGAAAAGCCGTTCGTGCGTTTTCGCGTTGCGCTGTGTAAGGTCGGCGACATCCCCGCCGAGCCGCTCGACAACCGTGGTGAGGCGCGTGATGGTGGAGTTGAGTTTGACGATGGGCGGGATGACGGTCGCGCCCAAGCCAATCAGCACCACAATCACGCCGACAACTGTCCATTCCATACGCTCGCCCTCCGTGCGCGGATTACTGACCCGCCGCGCTGTATATGTTTGCGTAATTCACAGTCCATTCGCCGCCATTATATATGGCCTCGGCCACGTTCAACGCCGCAGGGTCGCCAAAGTCGGGGTTGGGCAAACTCAAATATGCGGACATGGCGTAAACTCGCGTGAGTTGTGTACCCGCGCTGTTGGTTCTAATCGCCGCGAGCGCGGGTGCGGCGTCCCCAAGCGCTTCGTAATTGATTGTGCAGACCATCGTCTTTCCCGCTTTGTATGCGGCGAGTATCTCGTTGGCGGTTTTGTTGCAAGTTACTTCGTACCCTTCGTAATAAGTAACCTTGAACGCGAACACGCCGCCGCCGTCAGGCGTTACCCAGCCCGGCTCGCCGCTTGATATGCCAAGCACGTCTCCGTCCGAGGCCTCAGAGTAGTCGGGCAGACCGCCGCCCGACGGCACGACGGGAGAGCCGCTTGTATCGACGATGGTGATGCCTTTGAGCGCGGACTTGCAATCGTCCGCGAGGGAGTCGCCGTAGCTTGCTTCGACCTCGCCGATGTCAACGAGTCCTGCGTAGACCACGTTGACCTCGTTGTCGCCCTTCTGCGCGTCGGCGGCGAGCAGACCGATGGCGTTGGCGTTGTTGGCGACTACGCCCGTGATGGAGAGCGGAGTACCCGCTTTGAGTACCGCGCCCGTGATATTCGCCCAATCGGGCTTAATGGATATGCTACCGATGATATTGAGAAATTCCATTTTCAGTTCTCCTTTCGATTAGAGCGAAATTTCCGTCCAAGAGCCGTCAAGACCCTTCTGCTTCGCGGATGCGATACCCGCCGTGATGATGATAGTGCCGTCGGGAGTGCCGAAGCCTGCCGCGATTATGTCGGCGTCTATCGCGCTCCCGCTCTTGCCCATTATGGTGTCCGTGACGAGATAGATGGGCTTCTCGTCGCTGTGGTTGCCCACGATGCTTACATTTGCCATTACGAAGCCTCCTTAATGTATGTCGCAGAGAGCGGGATATCGCTGACCTCTGCCGTTACTGTGATGGTGTTGTCGCCCGCGTTGGTGTGGAGCGTCTGCGCGGCGACGCTTTCGGTCGTTTCCGTTGCGAGGGGATATATGACGATGACGGGCGTTCCCTGCGCGTACTGCGCTTTGAGCCAAGCCTTCCACTTGTCAGCCGTGTCTATCGTCTGGTCGGTCGGGATGAAATACCAATACTGACTCGCGCCGATAAACGCGCCGCCTTGCGTCTGCCCCGCGCTTATGTATGTAAAGTGCGTAGACAGAAGCGCGCCTCTGTTCGACGGCGTGATGCAATCGCTGGGCTTCGTGCCGCGAAAACGATGAGTTGTGCCGCTATCGCTCAATGCCCATCCCGTTTCTTCGCCCGTGAGTATCGTTATGCCAACTTTGCGCGTGACCGCGCCGCTGATTATTTCTTGCGTGTCCGCGTAGTCGCCAACCGCGAAGAGGTCTACCGCCGATGCCGTCTGCCCCGCATAAGGCGCGTAGGCTGTAGCGGTTTCGCCCGCCTCAATCATAACGTCAACGTCGTTTGTGTAGTAGGAAAACCGGATTCCGTCAACACCGTTTGGCACGGTGATGGGGATAGAAAACGCCGCGTCTTTAGCGACATATAATGAATTAAGCTGACTCTGCCACACACCGTTGAGATAGCCGTGAACGCGCTTTGTCTGCCCTGTGGTGGGGTTGCTTGTCCCGCTAATTACATACTTTCCCGGCTTGACGGGTATGATGTCGGTGTAGCGGTACAGACCACCGGGGACAATTTCACCGTTCTGATTGATGTAAGCACCAACGGTATCGGTCGCAGGGTTGAGCAAGTTCTTCCCGCAAAGCGTGATTACCTCGTCCGTGCCGACTACCTCAACGGAATAGTGCGAGCCGTCATATCCGAGGCTTACCGCGCCGTCGTAGCCCGTGTACGGCTCGTAGAAGGTTTCGGAGTAGGTGTCGTAATAGCCGAGTACGCCGTCGCTCACGCGCTCACACGGTATGAGTTTCAGCCGACCATCGACCTCGATAGAGCCGTAGAAATTGCCTTTCATCTTCGCGGACGAACCCGTAAGCGTTGTCGAGCCGATTATGAGGTCGTTCGCGCTCTCAAAGGTACGCGCCGCCCATGTGCTGTCGGTTGGCATACCCGTCGTACCCGTCGGGGTGTAAACCACATTAAAGCGAACATTTTGATTGGCTGTCGAAAAATAGCTGTCGTAAGTCCCGTCGGCGTACCTCAAGTATTTGCCGCCGCTCGTCGTCGTGGCATAAAGGTCGTAGTTGTCCGTCGCCGATGTCCCTTGGTAGCATCCCCATACATTGCAAGCCGCCGCGATGGAAAAGCTGATACGAACGGTGTCGCTACCCTTTAAGTGGAAATTGTCTATAACCCACATGGCGTTGTTATTGCAAGCAAAGCCGAGGACGCGCTTGTACGCGGCGGGGAGTTCATCGTCCACGGCGACGAGCCGCCCGTTGTTGCAGTAAATGTCCACGGGGGTGGACGGAGTGGGAGTAGAAGCCTGCTCGCACACGCCCGTCTGCACAAGCGAACTGACGGGCTTACGCAGAGCCGCCGCGAGGACGAGCGGAGATACGCCCGTAACGGTATACTCCGTACCGCCGCCGCTCACGCCGAGCATAGCCGGAAAACCGACAGCCGCGCCTTTCGCGCCTCTGCCGAGTGCTTTGGCGAGGATAAAGTCGCGGTATCTCATCTGCAACACCCCTTTCTGCGCTTGTGCTTTTTGTCGCCGACGTAGGGGAGTACCCCGAAACCGACGGCGGGGAGAATGTCATATATGCCGCCGAGGTCTACGCGCACTTGGTAGTGTGCGAGTCGGTTCGGCTCAAACAGAGCGGTTTCGTCCGGGTCAAGCGTGAGCGTGAACTTGCCGCCGCCCTCGTCGCCGTCCTCGATGGTATCGGGCGAGCGGGTCAGCTTTATCTCGTCGTTCTGCTCAAACTCGACCGTGACCCCCGCTATTTCTTCGGGAGCGTAGTAGAGCGGGATCGTCAGCGTGACGGTTTCGGTGGGATAGATTATCAGCATCCGCGCCACCTCATTCTACCGAAACCCACGTTCCGTCAAGACCTTTCATCTTCATTGAAGCGAAGCCTGCGGTGTGGATTATCGTGCCGTACGGAGCGGCGCGTTTGTCTGCCGCGAGGGCTTCTTCGATGTCCGCGTCGCTCCCGCTCATTACCGCGTCCGTGACGAGGTAGTACGGAGTTTCCGCGCTGTGCAGGCCCGTTATCGCGCTGTTCATTCGACCCACTCCTCTCCAACGATTTTAAAGTATTCCTGCGCGGTCAGCTTGCCCTTGCGAACGAACTGACCGACCTGTGCCTTGCTATACAGGCCGAGGTCGTAAAAGTGCTTCACTTTCTCAAACATTATGCAGACCCCCTTAAAGGTTCGTTGACTATTCTATCGTCGCTCCACCCTCTGACGTATCTGCGGCGAAGCGTGGTGTAGCCTATGTTCGTGATTTCCGCCCATTCCGCAAGTATATGGGTTTCGCCGTTCGCGGTGAGGTTTATATGGTGCTGACGATTTCTGTTCTGCACTTGTCGCGTTACCCATCTACAATTCTGCGGAGTGTAGTCGCCGTTAACGTCTATGCGGTCTATCGTGAGATTGTCGGCATATCCGTTTGCGATTGCCCACTCACGAAACGGAACGTAATTGTGCCACTCGTCGCAGACCTTGATGCCACGTCCGCCGTAGTTGGGATAGTCTTCTGTGTCGGGATTTTCGCAACGGCGTTTCATCTTGTTCCAAATGTTATAGAGCCGCGTTCCCGTTTCACCGTGCGTTGTCCTGCCATATTTCTGTATCTCTTTGAGTCTGCATCCGCAAGACGTGGTGTGACCGGGGCGCAAGTTGTGGGGATTGACATAGGTGGTGTTCCCGCAATCGCACAAGCACTCCCACTTGCCGCGATCATCATCCCACGCTTTGACAACGAGCCGCCCAAAACGCTGACCCACTCTGTCTTTACGCTTCATCGTAGTCCTCCAAGAGCGTTCCCGTTTCCAAAGCTGTCCACAAAATCTGTGCCTCAAGTCTTTCAAGTTCGGTCGGCGGGGCAGGCGTATCGGGGTGTTCTGCCATATACGCTTCATACGCTTCGGTGTTCTTCTCGACCGCCGTGACCACGCCGTCTGCCGCCGTGATGTTCACGAAGCCGCGAGCGTCAACGAAGTCCTCGACGAAGATGGCGGGGAGTTCAAGGTCGCCCTCACGGGCGGGGAAATGCGGGTTGCCGTAGTTGCCGCTTGCGTCAGCGGTAGGGGATATGTACCACATAACGAGCCTCCTTAATAGAACGATACTACGGTGTAGTAAACGTTGTTAATGTTCAGCTGATAGTCTGCCGAATACGCGTTCCACCAAGCTATAGTCTTGCTGTCGTTAGATAGCGCATAGCGGCAATCCACATTTGTTGAGTCAAAGTGATAAAACTTACAACTATTCGGGTATGCAGTATAGAAAGCCTTGACGTATGTCCACGGCAAGATTGCGGAATCGTTAGGCTTAATACGGACTTCGCCACCGCCTGCGAGGTTGCTATAGCCGAGTATCATCACAAGTTTTGGTTCGTGTGCAAACGTCACCGTATTCTTGTGGTCTGTGCCGTAAGTGCCGTTGCCCGCGTAAGTCTGTACCTCTATGCGGGATATGGCGGAGTCCGTCCAATCTATATTGGCGTCTTTGACCGCACCGCTTGCCATCTTTGCGTTGGTCACCGCTTCATCGTGCAGTTTCGCCGTTGTGATTGAGCCGTCGGGTATGCTTCCCGCTATGCTCCCGTACACATCGTTGAGTGCGCTCTGCAAGTCCGTCGCGTCCTCGTTTGCGTCAAGTACGCCGATGTTGCCACCCGCAGTACCCGCCGCTATCGCATCAATCAGCGCGTTGATGAACGTCTTTAGCGCGAGGCCGCCCTCGTCAAACTTGGCTTTAAGCTGTGCCGCAGACAGACCGCCTACGTCGTTCGGCTCGTCATCGAGAGCCGCGATGATATTCATATCTTTGGTAAGTTTCGTAAATGCCATCTATATCATCTCCTTCACGCTTCGGGTATCTCGCCCGTTTCGTTTATCTTGCGCTGTAACGCGCCGTATCCCGCGCCGCCACGGAGCGGGGGTTCTACGCCTTCGGGCGGGGCTTCTTCTTCGGGCATCGGCATACCGCCGCCCATAGCCGCCTGCTGTTGCTGACGCTCGCTCGCTTCCATTATCGCGATAAGTGCTTCGCGCTCGCTTATCTGTCCGGCGGGGAGTCTGCGGAGATACTCGCTCACGGGTATCATATGGTTCATAAGCAGATTGTCGAGCGTCTGCATCGAAGCTATCTCGCTCCAGTACGCAGAAGCACCCGCGTCGAGGTCGATGGAGCAGGGAATGTCCTTCAGCTGAGAGAAGTCGAACTCGATGACCGCGTTGCCGAGTCCGTTCGGCAGGCGTATCTCGACATAGCGTTTGCCGTAGTATTCTGCCATAAACGCCATATAGATCCTGCCGAGGTCTTCTATCTGCTGCATCAAGTTCCGGCGCGTCAGTTCGGCGGGTACGGCAGACGCTCTCTGCAGCGCGATAATAGCCGAGGTGTTGTCGGGGCGCGTGTCGCCGAGAGCAACATCCGTCGCGCCGAGAAAACGCTGCGTATAACCGATTGCCGTGTCGATGAACTGCGCTATCTGCGGTGAGATGCTCGCGGGGTCGATTATCTTCGCCACGCCGTCCACCGAGCCGTTGACGCCGATTGCCGAGCCGACCTTTGCAGACCACTTGGCGACCTTCGTCTTGTCGTACACGACTTTCGGGTAGGCGAGGGTCATAAGGGATATCATCGACATCGCGAACAGTTTGTTGACGAAGATTTGGTTCGGGATAAGACCCGTAATCATAGCCTGCCCGTGGTAGCAATCCTGCACATAATCCCAGTTCATCCAGGTGATGGGGTAGAGCGGGATGCCGAGCGTCCACTCCTTGCGTATCGTCTGTGTGCGCGTACATTCATAGCAATGTATCTCGCCGTCCTCGCGCCACATACGCAGAAGCACCGTCACCTTGCCGCCGCCGAGCGCGTCCATACGCACGTTGCCGACCTCTTTATCGTCAGCGCAGATGCTCTCCGTATCCGCTTTGCTCACGCCGTTCGCCTGCGCGTATTTTCGCGCTTCTTTGACGAGCATCCTGCGCTCGATGATGATGTACGGCTGACTCTGTATGTCGCGGGAATTCGGGTTGCCGAAGATGACTTGCGTGTTCTGCAGCACCTCTGTCTTTATCGCGCCCTTGCTCTGCTGACCCGTTTCCGCGTCCGCATCCCAGTAGGTATACAGACATCCGTCGCCGTCTACCGCCGCGTTACGGGCGAACTCGCGGATAAGACCGCCGAAGCGGTTATGCTCAAAGATGGCGGCGAACTGGTCGTTGATGAGCTGCGAGAACTGTTCCACCGTTTCTATCGGCAGGTCGCTCGTCGAGGGGAGCGGCGTCGCGTTCAGCTTGAGGTTGTCGGTCGTGACATTCGCCACGGAGAACAGCACCACGCGCTTGATGAAATTGAAGACCGGGGTCGGGAGGCCGTTCGACTTTACGCCTTCCCATTGCTTACCGATGAAGAAATTCTCGTTGACATCGACGCATTCGTACAAGTCAATGCCGAGATTGAACTGTACTCCCGCTTCGTATTCCCGATTTACTTTTGCGGGTGTCATTTCTTTTGCCAAGACTCTATTCCTCCTTTACTTGACATACGTTCCGTTGCGGAAACGAATGTCCGTCGCGATGACCGTAGCCGTCGCCGACGCGCTGTTCGACTTGTATATGATACGCAGGAATGTCGCCCTGCGAACGTGGAGTTTAACGCGCCGTACCTGCGGTTTGCGGTTGGTGAGGAACGACCAATGCGCGAAGTTAACGTGGTTGAAATTTGCGATGGCGTACCCGACCTCGCGTTCGGGGTAGTCGCTCCGTCGGTTGTCCTGCACGGTAACGAAGATGCGCGAGTTGATCTCCGGCTGAAGCGCGACATAGAGGACGGGGTTGTACTTGATGAGCCAATCGCGCCCCAAGTCCATCGCGCCCGTGACGGCGTAGGCGTCTATCTCCGCGCCGTTGTCGTTGCGGTATTCCCGGTCGAACTTGTATACGCGCCCGTCGTTGCCGAATCCGTATATCTCCGTTTCCGTTTCATACGGCAGCTGTATCGGCAGACCGACATACTTGTACCAGGTATCGTTGCCGTAGTTGAGGATGAGCGCGGTCTGTCCGCAGACGAACCAGTATTCGTGTTCGCGTTTGAGGTTGTATGTGCGGATGTCCTCGACGGGCATCGCGCCTATCGTCTTCACAGCGCGGTCGCTGATGCGTTCAAGGTTGTTCTCTATCGCGGAGATGTACCCGCTGCGGTTCGTTACCCATCGGTACGCGCTCCCCGCGTCTATCGTGATGGGCGAGTTCTCCAGTATCTTCGCCTGCCCGAACGCTTCGTTGCCGAACTGTCGGTTTATCGGCGAGGTGTAGAACGCCGCCGTCAGCGAGCCGTCCTCAAGCGTGATGTCGCCGTAAGCGATGACGTAGGTCGAATTCGGTTTGAACGCCATCAAGCGGGAGTAGTGCCGGACGAGCGCGGTCACGGGGGAGTTGCTCTCACCGACCTCTATCTCATACAAGTCGGGGAAATACTCCGCAGAGGGCTTGCCCGTGGCGTATGGGATACCGCTGTAGATGACGCGGTTCGTGCCGTCGCCGTAGAGGAATACGCGGGTATCCTGCGCTCCGTTGAACAGTTCGCTGAAGCGCATATTCGTCACGACCGAAGCGTAGTTCGTCGGCATCGTGTACGCGATCTCAAGCGTGTTCGTGCCTGCCGCCGGAGCGTTCGTGAATGCGACCTTGCCCTGCGCCCCCGTGAATGTCCACCCCGTCGTGATTGCCGTGCCGTTGAGCGTCACGGAGTCGCAAGTCATACTCGCGTCCTTTTCGGGCAGGATAAAGTCCTTGCTCGTTCCGTCGGGGGAGAAAAGAACGCGCCGCTTGCCGTTAAGTCGGTTTATCGGCTCAAGCAGAGTTCCGCTCCCCGCAGGCGTAGTCGCCGTCTGCACAAGCGGAACGTAGCCCGTGACTATGACCGCCGAATGGTTGGTGTCGCCATCCCACGAATAGTATCCCTCGTCCTCGCAAAGCATATACAGCTTGTCGTCGAAGCCGAAGAAATGCACCGCAAAATCCGTATCGAACGCGTCTATCTGCTCGATGCAGGAGGCCGTTCCCGCATCCTCGTCAACGAGCCATATCGAGCCGCCGTAGGCGACTATCGTGCGGACAGTACCCGCGACCTCGCCGCGCCACGCGCCTTGGATGACAAGGTCTTCGCGGTCTTCCGCGCCGCCCTCGTCCGTGTATGCGTCGTAGAGGTCGATTATCTCTTCCGTGCCGGGGCGTATCTGCAAGTGTCCGTCCTGCGTTATCCTCATATTCTGCATATCGGCGAGTTCGCCCTTCTTGAGGACGGTGTCGCCGTCGGGGTTCTCGTTGAGGCCGAGGAAACGCTTTATTGAAATTATCTGTTCCGCCGCCATACCTCACCCTCCGTAGTCAAAATAAGTATCGTCAAAGTCGCCGCCCGTCATCTCATCGTCATAGCTGACCTCTTCCTCTTCGCCCGGGAAGTAATCCTCTTCCGGCGCGGGGAGTTCGCTCCGCAGAGTACGCGTAACGGAAAAGTACCGAAGCGCGTCACAGATGTGCGTGATTTCGTGCGGTTCGGTCGCGCAATCCGACGGATTCTTCTCATCGTGCTGAATCAGCTGAATGTTCTCGATGAGTCCTTTGCAATCCTTCGTGACGAGCAGGCCCGGCTTGTCATTGTCATCCTTGAGGGGTTTCAGTAACTCCTTGAGTGCCATCCACCCTTGTATGCGGTTGTTCGACGCCTTGAGTATGCCGACGCCGTTCTGCATAAATATCTCCGCCATCGACTTGCCGCTGTCCTTCTGTCTGTTCCACATATCGGGCGGCGCGATGGTGAATTCTATCTGTTCGCGGTCGGGAGTGAGGTCGCGGCACAACGCCGCCGCCTCGCTCACGATGAGGTCGCTCTGCTGCACCTCGCGGTAAACGTAGCAGCGTCCGTCAAAGTCCACCGCGATCCATAGGCAGGCGAACATATCAAGGCCGTAGTCGAACGCTCTGTATTTCTTCCATTCGGCGGGGATACGCACGAACGGCTCGATAACGTGGGTATCGGGTTTGAACTCGCTGAAGTAAGTTCCCGCAAGCGCGTTCCAATCGCCGTAACGCCAGGCGCGGCGCACGTCTTCGGGCAAGAGGTCGAGCATCTGCTTGTACTCCGGCGACGCCTTGAGAAGCTGCGGGTTATCGTCTATCGTCGCCTGGATGAACGTGTAGTCCTGCGGTTTCTCGCCCTCGCGGTAATTGCGGTCAACGAACAGACGCTTCACCCAAGCGTGGCCTATTCCCAAGTTTGTTACCCTATCGGCTTTTTATCCGATAGTTCTTGCAGTTTCCTGCAAGTTCAGCATATCTTTTCATCCGTTCTGGATGCCGGAGCCTCTTGGAGGGATTATATCTTTTCACCCTCTATGCGTTGCGGCTGGCACGACTTTGCCGTGCCTTCACCTCTGATTGGCATAATACCGATTGCGAAGACGCGAGTTTTCGGAAACTGTCACCCATCGGCAATTATCGGGCGAGTACCCCTTGTTTGGGTCTATGCGGTCAATGCTTGGGTATTCCTTGTAGTCTGCATCAATTTCCGGGTCTTTATACCCGTTCGCCAACGCCCACTCGCGGAACACCGCAAAGTCTTGCCACTCGTCACAAACACGGATGCCTTTATCGCGATACCACTTTGCGTGGTCGCCGTGTTCGTTCTCGCAACGCTCCTTCATATGACTCCACACCCTATGAAGGCGCGTTCCCGTGCCACCGTGGATTGTTGCAAGTTCGCGATTGTGTTCGCGGCGTTCGTCCGTCCAAAACGTCTTGTTGAACTCTTCCATTCTCGCAGACGATTTAGCGCGGTTTTCCTCGCTTGGCTTGTACTCCCGTTTCAAGCACCCGCAGGATTTGGTCTTGCCGCTTCGCAGCGCGTTGCCCTTGACTATCGTGGTGCATCCACAATCGCACTTGCAGAGAAACCTTGCATTGTGCTTTGCGTCAATGTGGTCAAACGCGACAACAACGAGCCTGCCGTATCTGTTTCCAATTTCGTCTTTCATTATGCATCCTCCTTAGAATGGTTTGTCGGTATGTTAGCTTTCCAGTTTTTCTCTCCGGTTTTTCGCGGCGTATTCCTACGCCGTGCGGCAGAATAGTTTACCGGGGTTACAAGTGAGATACATACGCCGCTTGATGTTGAGCGTACCGCGCAGGCAAGCACCGAGTGTGCGGAACTGCGACTCCGTAAACTGCGTCGCCTCATCCACGAATATCCAATCGTATTCCTGCCCCTGGTACTCTAAATCGTCGCCGCTGCCGTAGTGACCGAACTTGATGATGCTTCCGTTATAGAAGGACATCATACGCATCGAGCCGTTGTATGTGCCGATGGCGTCCGGCACCATCTTGCGTATCGGCAGAATGAGCGATTGCTCCAGTTCGGGGTACTCGCGGCGCACGATGAGGATGCGGATGCCGGGATTGAACATCGCGCCGCCGACCGCCTTGATGCGGAGGACGTGCGATTTTCCGCCGCCCCTCGCGCCGCCGTAGGCGACGTACCGCGTCTTCGCGTTGCAGAACTCTATCTGTTTCGGGTTCAACTCGCCGAAATCAACGGTGGGGAGCATATAGCGGGGTATTGCTTTCTTTGCCATAGGGCCTCCTTAATAGGGGTAAAGGGCGAGCGCGGGAATGCGCTCGCCCTTTGGTTGGGGCTTAATAGTCCTCGGAGCCCTCGATACCGACGCAGCCGTCCTTCGTGCCGACGCAGCGGAAGACCTGTCCGCTCGTAAGGGTGACGGAAGACGAATACAGCTGACGGGTGGTGGAGCAACGCGGGTCGCTGCCGTCCACGGTGTAGTAGAAGGCCACGCCGCTGACCGAGGAGACGCTGACGGTGTGGGTGGACTTGCTGATGGACGGGGCGTTGAGAACGGCGGAGGAACTACCCGCGACGCCGATACCGACGTTCTTCGCGCCGATGACGAAGCTGTCGTAGTACGCAAGACCCTGCACGACCGCGCCGGAGTAACCGACGGCCTTGGGGATAACGTCGTACTGGGCAAGCTTGACGGGATCGGCGGTGGTGTTCTTCGCCTTGATGATGAAATAGACGTTGGCGGGGAGATAGGAAGAAGGAATGACGACGACACGCATTCCGTCGAACGTACCGACGACGCCCTTCTCGATGGCCTTCTCGTTGTACGAACCCGCGTTGATGCCGACGATGGCGTCAGCCTGCTTCAGCATCGGGTAGTAGGTGTACGGGATGAAGAGCGTGAGATTGGTGTCGGGAACGAGGTTGTTGCCCATCGCGCCCTTCAGCTGCATAATGTCGCCGACGATGGTGTTCTTCGTCGGGGCGTTAGCCATCTGCTGAAGAGTGGCGGCTTCCTGCACCCACTTTTTGAGACGCCACTTGTCCATCGCGGGGATGATGCGCTCGTCGAGTTCCATACGCAGGAACTTTCCGGCGGAAGCGTCGATGGCGATGTCGCTGTTGTCGAGAGCCTCAAGATGACCCGCGAAGGACTTGGCCTGGGTGCAGAGCATCTCCTGCGTGGTGTACTCGACGTCACCGATAGTGCCGTAGCGGGTAGAGCCGCGACCGTAGTCAGACAGCTCCTTCGGGGTCATAGAGTAGATGCGGATAGCGCGCGCCCCGGTAAAGTCGTACTCCTTGCCGGCGGCGGCTTCGGTCACAGAAGCAAGGCGGAAACGCTCCGCTATCTTCTGCGAATATTTGGTAGTGTAATCAAGAGCCATTGTAATGTCCTCACTTTCGATTTGATAGTCGGGCGGAGGACGTACCCGCGACGGCGATTAGGAATAGCTATTCCATCCGTCGAGGAACGGGTCTTTATTGACGGTATCGCTCCCCGCGCTCTTCATAGAACCCGTGGAGCGTGAAGCGTTCGCTTCGTTCTGTTTAGCGGTGGCGGCGGTCTTCGCCGCAGCTTCGGCTTCGGCCTTCGCCTGCTTCACCGCGTACTTGGAATATGCGGCGGTCAGCGACAGCTTGCCGGAGTTAACGTCAGCCCATACCTCGTCGGGTATCGCTTTCGGGTCGCCCTTCGCTTTTTCGTAGATGTCGGGGAAAGCTTTCGCGAACTCGCGAAGGTCTGCCTGCACCTTGGCCTGGCTTTCGTTCTGCGCGTTCTGCGCTTCCCTCTGTTCCGCTTCCTTGGCGGCGACAGCCGCCTCGCGGTCTTCGAGTTCGACGGCGCGTTTAGCTTCCGCCTCGCTCATTCCGTCGTTCATCTTCGTCTGCTGACGGATGTAAGCGACGTATTCGCTCACGCTCATATTCGCCTGCTTGGCGAACTGCGTGAACATATCCATCACGGGTTTCGCTTCGTCGTACTTGCCGCGAACGCGGTCATAGTCGAGGCCTTTCTGCAACAGTTCGGGAGTTACCTCCTTCGCCGTCATCGTGCGCCTCTCACCCATATAGTTGAGATCCCACGAAGCTTCTTCCGCGTCTGCCGTAGCGGGTCGTGCCTCTTCCGTCTGCGCTTCCTCTGCCGTGGTATCGGCGGGTGCGGTAGCGGGTTCGGCGGCTTCCGGCGTTGCTTCCTTCTCTGCGGCAGGCTGCGGGTCGGCAGACTCCGTAGAACCGGGAGCGTCATCCCATCCCTCAAGGAAGGCGTCCGTCGCGGTTTCGACGGCGTTATCCACGGGGTTGGTATTCTCGTTCATAAAGAACTCCTTTCGCTCTATGGTTTGAGCGTTGTATTCTTACGCGGCGGGTCTGCCGCGATAAGTTCGTATTTGAACATTATTGTGCGTTCAAACCCCTCAAAACGGGGTGTTTCCCCAAAAATATTTATTATTTGGGACAATATTAATGGGGAAGTTCGCACATTCTATTCCCTCAAAAGGATGTGTTGCCCTTAAATTGAGGGAAGAAATAAGGGAAAGTTCAATCCCAACGGGAGAACCATCCGTACTCGATGCCGCCGTCGTAGCGGTCGATGAGCATCTCCATTTCGGCGGGTATGCCCTGCCTCGCCTCGTTCAGCGTTCGGTAGTAATCATCGCGGAATTCGTGAGCGCGGTCGGGGTCAAGGTTGAGCAGGAAATGCCACGCGAGGTAGTAGGGGAGTACCGTGCGGCAGATGTACGGGTCGAGGAACAGTTCATCGTCGAAGGACTCGATGTCCTCAAGCGCGGGGCGTGTGCCGCTGCCGTCGAGGTAGTACGTCGTGGACGCCGGGTACACCTCGTCGAGAACGTGGTTGAGCAGATCGATTGTGCGAACCTTGAAGTCCTGCGTATCGTAGGTCATCGTCTCGCCATTGGAGTCGTTCTGCTCGTCTATCAGTTTTATCGCCTTGTCGAATACGGCGCGTACCGTGAGGTCAATCACAAGCTGCGCCCCCTCTCGTCACAAAAGTCATACCGTCTTGTCGCCGAAGCCGTTCTCTCCGCGCACGGAGTAGGCCATAAGATTCTCGAAGCCCTCGTCGAGAAAGTCGCGCTTCATCTCGCGCTCGACCACCTCGTCGCGCTTCTCTTCCTTCCGGCGCATCCTTCCGCGCTTCTGCTCGCAAACGTACATAAAGACGAGCGTGATATTTATGAGCAGATTTACGGCGACGATTATCGCAAGGATAATATCGAGCGTCATCCCTTGAGCATCTCCTCGCTGACCGCGCCGTTCATAACGACGTTGACCTTGAGTTCCTTTGCCTCGTCCTTCGGTCGGTCGGTGTACCCGCCGTACCATTTCTGCTTCTGCAGGAATATGCCGCGGGTCGCCATCGCCTTGTCCTGGTAGCGCGGGTCGTGGTCTATCTGGTCTTGTATGCGGAGATACGCCATCTTCACGCTCTCCTGCAGATGCGGCGATCTCTCGCCGACGTACCAATCGCGCAGCGCGGTCAAGGTGACGTTGCGCTTCTTGCGGTTATGCGCCGTCAAGTAGAGCGCAAGTCCGGCCTCGCCGTAAAGGCGGTCTTCATCGTCGCAGAAATCGAAATACGCGTTCGCGAGTTCCTCGAACTCTTCAGCCGTTTCGAATATAGGCACGGCCTGCCCGTACAGCTTCTTCGCCGGGTCGGGCGTATATTCAACGTCCGCTCCGTCAACGAACGCGTCGGCCTCGTCGTAAAGTTCCGTCCTCTTCTTCGCCAAGATACGCGCCCCCTCCCGTAAGTGATAAATATATGCATAGGCATAGTGATACCGGGAAAGGGATACCACAATAGGGTTATCCGTCTTTATCAAGAGCAGAATACGGATATTAGTAGAAAAACGGCAAACGCCCCGCCGCAGGAAAGCGACGAGGCGCAAGCCGAAAGACAGAAAGGAGGTGTTGAGAAGCAGGGAGCGTAACAATCAAAAACCCGGCTTCGGTGCGCAAAACCGAAGAACGGCGAGGGAGCGAGAATATGACCCCTTAAAGCCAATTCACATCCGTATTGTGATACCGAGACGCCCGTCCGTCAACAAGGGTAGGAAAAATATCGAGAGCAAAACGGAAAAGAGGGGGCGGCACTTTTCCGCCACCCCCGGACTCATATATCAAGTTTCATCTGTCAAAAACGGAAAAATGATATTCGAAACTCAACTACCCCAACGCCGGAGTCAATACCGTCATTCCGAAGCCAAAAGGGGAGTTCGGTCTTCTTCCCCCCTGCACCCCCTATT